TGGCATGAGTTGTCGTTGCAGACAATGAACCTTCAGCCGCTTCACCACCGCCGACAATAATGCGGGCAGAACTTGGCGCGGTTGCAGCGTTGTTACCCGTATAACGGGTATCGGCTTGGTCACTGTTACCGGCAAGCTGGTTAAAGATTGAAGTTTCAATACGCTCCTTCCACCAGTCTGCCAGAGAGTCTTTATTCTCCTGACGTACTGACCACGGAACGCGTTGCTCAGACATCTTCCCCTGTGAGCGGGTTGCATGACGTAGTTGATTCAACGTCACGCTATCGTTATACAAGGTCAGCGCCTCTTCATTACCCTCTAGCGTGTCATCACCCTGGATGCCATCGCCGGAGAGTAACATCCTCAAGCCAAAAGTAATTTTATCGCCGCCACTTTTGGAAGCCTCGGACTTTTGCTGAATAATATTATTCGTGCCTTCTCCGATAAACTTGGTAATACCTAAATCACCAGTCACTTCCTGAAAGAGTTTTCGCGACCATAGCTTTTGCGCTAGGGGATGATTAACACCAATATTGGTTGTAGCCATATTGATAATCTCCTGTAAAAGTTAAAGTTGATGTTTTCTAGTAACGTATCTAGTACGGGTTTCGTCAGGATTGACGCATTAATTTATCGAAGTTTTTTGCAAAATCTTCGTCACTCATATCCGCAAGGGATTCAAGTGTTAGGTTCTGGGTAGGCGACCCCTTCATTGAGCTAACTGACTTGCTCTGTTTAACGCCCTTTTCGACAGTCTCCAGATCTGGCTTGGGTTCTGCCTTTGTGTACCCACGCGCTACCGCGAATTGATACACCCTTTCAGCCGGGTTAATCCCGTCCTGAAAAGCCTTTGCCACAAATGCCGCCTCATCGTTTTGTGCGATCATCGCGGCTTCCTGTGGCGAGTAGCCTACCGATTGCAATTCATTCATTCTCCCATCGACCAGATGACGATACGCGTCCCCGAAGTCTGGTGTTTGCTGGGAAAACTCCTGTGCTGCATTGGCATAGGCACTTTTGAACTGATTAACTTGCGCTTGCTGCTGTTGGTGTGCAAATGTCTGCTCGTTAGCCTGATTGATTTCCTCCACCTGCGCCTTGAGCTTGGCGTTTTCCTGCTGGAAAAACTCAACCGGGTTTTCGTTAACATCTATCTCCGGGTCTTTAGGCGCGGAGGCTTCCTGTATTTTCCCCAGGCGTTCAGCAAGTAGTTGTAACTTACGATCCTGCTCTTGTCGCTTTTGACGCTCCTGATGCAGTGCCGCAAGCGGTACAGTACGTTGGTCTGACTCATTAGGTTTACCAACGGTACTTTTATCCTCGGATTTCTCCTCGGTAGGTTCGATCACCTCCTCTTCTTTGGCCTCAACTTCGGGATTCCCCTCAATTGACTCGCCTTCGGTTTCAAAGTATTGATCCATCTGCTCATCACTTAAATTTTCAGGTAGTGATTCCTGTGGTGCCTCTGTCTCTTGGGCTTGAGTGTTCATAGGTACTCCTGGATGTCTCTCGACATTCGTTAGGTTTAACGCTTCGCAGCGCGGTAGTGCGCGAGAATTGCCCGCCTCGTAAGGTAGCCAACCCCGCGCCTTTCAATTACCTCTTGACCCAGAGGCCGGGTATAAAAAAACCCGCGTTTAGCGGGCTTGGTTATCTTGTATGAATTGCTGGCCTAGTAAGCCGCCAAGGGCATAGGGATACCAGCTATCTAGTATGTTTTTACTGTTTGCTTTGGATGGGTCGAATTTGGCAAAGCGTGAGCGCAATACATCTTCATTCCCATACGGGATAAGTGTTTGAGTTATTGTCTTACCTTTAGGCGCGTCATATTCGGTATTGATAATCTTTACCGAATCATAACCATGTTCTGATAAATATTTTCTAAAATCGTCATTAGTTTTAGCTACATTGTGAGCAATATAACGATCACTCCATGATTTCGGCTCTATAAATGTTGCATCACCATAGTCAGCCCAATTATCACGGAAATCCATAAACTTCTCGAAAGCATCGCCTGATTCGTCGCTTTCAAAAGACAGTGGCTTTTTTGCTTTCGACTTCATTGGCATAATCATTCCAGTTTCATCTGGATCGCGGAATTTCTGTAATTCTCCATCATCCCATCTACGAAAATTACCAGTATCTGGGTCTATTTGTGGGCTATACGTTGTTGCTTCTCTAGTTAAAAACCCTTCCGTACCTTCTGGATTGTCTGCAAACCAATGTCCAATTTTGCTTGTCTCATTCTCGCTTGCTCCTCTATGTCCCGGCTTAAATTCATCAAACTCATTAAATGTGGCGTGATATAAATCATCGTCAAACCCCATCTCCCTAGCCCTAGCCATCCTTGAGGCTTCGTCCATAGGCAAACCCAAAGGCTGTCCATTCCTGGTTAACGGTTTAGCTAAATCCTCGTTACCGGGGAAGATAACAAAGTTTCTGGTGCCTTCACCCGCTGCCCTTGAACCACCGTCATAGTATTTAATGCCGGGTATGCCAAGCTGTTGTAATTTTTGGGAGGCAGCAGCCTTATCCGCATTTCCGATAAGTTTCTCGTATAGGTCTTGCCCTGTCCCATAGGGGGAATATCCGACTTTCGCTCTTATTTCCTTAGACTCAGCAACTAATTTATTCCACTCTGGAGAATCTAGCCCCCCTTTCTGTCGCTGCAAGTCATTTAACCTATCCTGAATTTGACTATATCTCTTTGCCTCTTGCTCTATACCTAGCCCCTTCAAAATCCCCTGCTGCTCACTCAAAGGCGCATCCCAGTCCAGCATATCGTCTATTACGTTGTCGGGTAGGTCGTATTCGTAGAGGGAACCTTCATTTTCAATGCCCAATTTTGGGGTTGCTCCGGCATCAACCATTTCATCAATGTTATTCGCCGCGAATTGGTCTGTTTTCCGCAAATCATTAGCAACATCTTGCAAGTTGGCATCAGGGTTTTTTCTATACGCCTTTTCTATTGCCGCCCATGCTTCATCACCACTAGCAGACCCATCATTATACAACCTTGCGCCGCTTGCATCATAAAGTTCTACATATGGTTTTTCATACATTGACTTGTATGATCCAGCTACATCCTTATTCTCCGCCAGATAATGCCCATAACCATAAGCCTGTGCCCCTTCGCCCGTGCCTATCTTTGAAGGGTCTAACCTTCCACTGTGTTTGTGCGGGGAGCCGTGCCATGCGACCATGCCCATTTGTGGGTTGTTCAGCATACCGGGTCGCCAGTTCATATCTTCGATGTTCGGCAAAGCCCGATTAATCGCCCTCAATCCCTTACCGGTCCAATCAACACCAATTAACTCCGGGGTGATCTGCGCTCCGGCGTGATAAGCCTCTCTCGGTAAGTTAGGGATAAACGGTAGCTTTTCACCCAATATCTCGGCGTTAACCATACCCTGCTCCCAGACATCGCCCGCCTTCTGCAAATAAGGCGCAGCGGCTTGCATATCTGACATCACTTGATCGTTAGGATTTAGCATGAACTGATCGCCAACACGATTACCGTAATCAACCGCCTGGTTAATGTCGCCGGTCATCGCAAGGTTAGCTAACATGCCGTAACCTCTAGGGACTTCACCGATTACCGCACCACCTAACATACCGGCGTAGCCTTTCGCTCTTTCGGCCAGAACACGCTTCTTCTCTAGCTCGTTTATCAGGTAATCTTTAAGAAACATTACTTCAATTTCCTGCCATCGTATTGACGTAACTGGCGACTCGCCATCAAATGCTTGATAACCACATCGCCCTTTTCATCAAACTTCTTGCAATATTCAACAGGCAATCGGTATATATCCTCATTACCCAAAACACTCTGCAAGACTTTCTGATCCCAGGCGTTAGAGGTTTCCTGCGCCTTGATCCACCGTCTTAACAAAGGCTTGGCCGTGGTGTTAAAAAATAACGTGCCACTCATCAATCGCCCGGACTCTTTAAACCTTGCGGCAAAATCACAATCCAGACTAAACAATAACTCCGGGTATCGCTTAATCAACGCATCTGAATCCACCCATACCACCGGCTTATCCAGTTCAGTTAGCTTCTCAAGGATGTAGTTCGCCTTGTATTGGCAGTTCTTACGCCATGACCCTTGTGGCGGTCTTTCTTCGATATGCGTACTGTTTAGCCCTAGCTTGTCCAGTGATCTTTTCAGGTTATGGGCATACTCCGCATAGTTCGGCGTGTAGTAACTGATTATCTCCACAGCTTTAACAATAGCGGTGGATAATCGCCTTCGTCCGGTTCGATAATTTTCTGGTTCGGATAAAAGAACGTCGCCCACTCGTACCAATCTCGATTTGCGTCATGCAAAAAGACTATAGCTTCCGGTAAATACTGGAAAGTAGTCGCCAAACAAGCGCCCCGCGCTATCCCATCAACCAATACCACATCAGGCTTTTGGTGAATACGCGGATAAACATACTCCATCACCCCGGTAGTATCTTCTTCCGAAAAATCGCCCTCTACATTTCGCTCGTGTAGCTGATAATCAACATTATCCGGCATCAACGGCTTGAGCTTATCATACCATTTCCTGGAATGTTCAATAGAGGTCAGATATGGCACATGCTGGGCAAAGTATAAACTTGAACCACCGCTGCCAAACTCCAGCATATGGTTCTTAACATGCGAGATAATATAATCCCGCTGGTTTTTCGCCATTAATGACTTCAATCTTTCTTACCGAATGCTTTTTCCCATCCGTCCTTAAATGCCTTAGTAGGAACCTGTGACCTTATACCCCTTAAGCTCGGAGCCTGTTGCTGCGGGGGCATGTTGCGCTTTAAGATACGATCAGGCTTAACCTGAATAGATGGAGAGGTCTTTTTCATCAGTACGCCACACACTTCTCGCAAACCGTACCCGTAACGTCTTTACTCAGGTGCGCTTCCCGTAATGCGATGAACTTGTCCGAGTTCCAGCACGACATAAACGACTGCTTTTTAAGATCACCCATAATCCAATTAGCGGTAGCATCAAAACAGCAAGCAGACAAACCACCATCAGCCCTAACGTGTCCCTCAGTAAACGCCGACCAACATGGTAATGGGTCGCGTAACGCATCCAACCTCCCCTGGTTTCCAGCCGTTGGCCTATATCCAAGCTCTGCCTCCCTCTGGGTGGCAAATGACCCCATCGAATAAAGCGGTAGCCAGTAGTGTTCATCAACATACGGAAAGATATGTTCTTCAAGTAATTCCCGCCCATGCTCCGGGGTGTTGTCGTCGTAATGAATAGATGAGGCATACAACCCGGTCTTGTAACCGTATTCCTCTCTCATCTCCCACGCCTTTTTAGCGTTCTCTAAACCCCTTAAAAACAACTTGTACTTTACATCCATGATCGTCTCAAATTGCTCCTTGCTAAAGGCATTCACCGACCACTTCAACGAATCTAACCCCGCCTCCATAATCTGCCCGACCCATTCCGGGGTGGCAATCGACATATTAGAGGTCAGAAAGACATAAGGCATCTCCAACTCTTTCTTGAGAAACGTCACCGCATCCAGCAATAAAGCTGGATTCATAAACGACTCACCCAAAAAGAAACAACCGACTTCCTCAACACCCGCCTCGCGCATTTCTGTCGTGATACGCTTGAACAGGTTAATGTCCATGTCTTCGTTGGTCTGCTTCTCTCTCATGCGTAACGCACAAAATCCACAGCGATAATTGCACGAGTTACTTAGCTCAATCTTGACCGACTTGGGTGCTGGTAACACCGCCCTCTGATGGCTGTCGGGAATTAAAGTAACTTCGTCTATTCTCTGGGTGATACCCATATATTTCTCCTGTTAACGGGGGAAGTCCCGAATTTATTTCAATGGAAAAGCCGACTTAATGACGTTATCAACCCTTGCGCCTTGAGTCGTTGCGTAGATATTCGCTGTCTCCGCCTTGGTCTTACCGGCATCTTGCATTTCAGTGAGTATCTCGGCAGCGGTCTTAAACGACCTCGCCCTATTCAACTCAGCGGTAGCCTTATCCTTATCCGCCTCGGAAATCATCGCGTTGTCTATAATCGCTTGCTGGCGTTGTCTTTCCTGCTGTTCCATCTGTTGCTGCTGTGGGTCAGGCTTGAGCATCTTCTTCCACTCCTGGATTAACTGTTCAGGTAGTGGGGCGTAATCCAGTACGTCCGGTGGAATAGGAATACCCGCCTGTAACAATCCAGGTAGCATCGACTGGAGAATGGCAAAGGTCTTCTCTTTCATGTTCGGTGAGGTAGGCGCATCGTCCACAATCACATCGAACTTCATGCTCATCTCATCTTTGGTTAGCGGGACATACTGCTGCCCCTCTTGAGTGACCATGCGAATTAACGTCCCTTCGGGGATATACTCGCGAATTAACTCAGCCAACAACCGCCCGGATGTCTTTCTGTATCTACGGAGCGAATCAAAAAACACCGCCAATAAGCTAACACCCGCCTGCTTTCTCTGATGCTCTAAAACACCGGACTGACCGGAGTAATCCGCTAATCCCATCAACTCAGTATTTACACCGGGGATGTCGTTAATCGCCTCAACCGAATACTGTAAGAGTTGATCCATGCCCGCTGGGAAATTGGCCGATTGCTTTTCCTTTAGCTTGTTACCCGCCAATGCACCGGGGTTCAGCATGTTGACCGATCCCGCCTTGGCAAATGATTCCTCAAACTTGCGTACATTCGCAACTGCACCCGTTTCCAGATAAACACCGGACTTGGCACTGGTGTTCACGATATGAATAATCTGAGAGAAAAACTTGTTAGCAAAGCGTTGTGGATCGACCATCATTCTGACCAGACCAAACCACATGTTACGGTTTCTATCTCGCTGCCCGGTCATAATCTGGATGGTGAAGTCTTCCTGAGACTCCAAAGGCATCTGCTCCAACACAGTATCGCCCTGGATAAATAACTTGGAATAGACCCGGCGCTTCTGCAATACGTTAGGCAAGCGCATAGCATCTAAGCGAGGCTTTAAGGTTTCATACTGCGCCGCAGGGAATTCCTTAATACTCCCGTCCATCCACTGCACCCGGCCATAACTCTCCGTTTCATAATACTGAAACTCGACAACCTCTATGTCCTTCGGCTGGCTAGCCCCGTTAGCATCACCATCGTAGAAAGGCGGCGAGGCATCGTGTGGCTCATCTTCAGATGTTAGCCATTCCTCTCCCTTGTTTTGTACCTCTTTGTTAGGCCAGTTCTCCCTGAACTCATCCCTGGATACCTTGCGAACATGGGCGCACCAACGCCGATCTATCAGATTGCGTTTCTTGGCGCTCGCGTCCCAAAATACCTCCAGCGGATCAATGCGCTCATCAACAATCTTCCCGTCCGGGTCTTGCTCATGCTCAAGCCGATGAACCGTTACGCCTACTCCACAGATCAGGAGGTCCTTAAACGCTTCGCTTTCCTCATCCTCCGCGTCACAGTTATCTCTGACCCATTGGGCTGCTTGAGTGAGTACATCGTTAACCCCGACATCTCCCTGCTCTCTGGGGATATATCTGACCTCTTGCCGGTTTTGTATTTCGGTTCCAGATACTGCGTTAATAGTCCGGGCAACGCGGTTAAAGACAACGGGGGGTCTGCCCTGGTCTTCAAGGATTTGCTGGTCTTGCTCCGACCACTGATCCCCGGCAAAGAAAGCGTAATCTTCCTCGGCATTTTCTCTCCACTTGGCTTGGGCATCCTTGGCCTCTTTCATCAGGCCGAGCGCCCAGCCCGCTAGGTCATCCGGCCCATCCTGATGCTGGTCTGTACTGTTTTCGTTCATATGCGTTGTCTTCTGCCTGTTGCGGCCAGGTTGTTGGTATGTCAAATATCCTTGCCATGACATCTAGCCCATCGTCATGTATGCCTACTGGAAAAGCCTCGTATTCTTCAGTGACAAACTTCCCGACAACATCAATCACCTGTCCCTCGTAGTTTGTCCGGTGAATGGCATCAGGTAGCCAGAAATGTCCGTTCTCGAAAACAGGGATTAAGCGCCTTATCCTGTCGTTTTTGGGTTGTGAACCACCGACTTCCTCAATCTGAAAGCGATAGTTGATGCGTTCCTGTTCGTATCGAATATGCTCAATATCCGACTGCATTCCATATTTCTCATAAGCAACCAATAGCGGTTGCCATGTTCGATGCAGATCAAATAATGCTTGCGCCCTCTCCGTGAGGTTTAGCCGGTCATACACCATGTCCAACAGGTAGTAATTCCTGTCCTCACTTAAACCTATTACCACCATTGCGGTATAGTCTGAATTGCGCTTTTTCTCGTTTGCCGGGTCTACGAGAATATATTTATTCATCCCGGAACCGTCCCGGTTGTTAAATCTCTGTAGCCACTCCTTCTTAAATCCCTGCGCCTTATCCGCTACCGGGTCTTGTAGCATCTGACAGGCAAATGTATACGGCCCCATATCCCGGCGCTTTTCAGCCAGCTTGTCCGATGCAAGGAATACCGGATCGCCCTCCATTGTCCCGTCATGCGTGGCTGGGTAGATTCTCGGCTCAACCGTCCCTCGCTCAATTATCGTCTTGTACGCGTCATTTGCGTGGTATCTCGTGCCGATAAATCGTCTAACTCCGCCATGCGCTCCAAGGTTATAACTCACCTCCAGCGCCTCGACTGTCTTACGCATCATTTCAGGTGAGTTGACGTTAGCTATCGTTACGATGTCGTCATACACCATCGTAGAGAAGTGCATACCAGTAGGCTGTCCTTCCACTACTCCCCAGGCAGATATGGTTGCCTCTTTGGGGTTGGTCTTACGTCTCAGGATTAACCCGGTATCCAGTGACCATGCCGGAGCCTCCCGGTTAGGGTCTGCCCATAAGATGTCAGGGAACAGGTTTAGCAAAAGCGTATTCTGCTCAAACTCTCGCTTGATCTGGCTTAAGAACCCTTTGGCGATTGGTCGAATGTGACTAAATACCCCGACTGTCTGTTCAGGGTTGTTCAATACATCCTGGATCGTCTTGCCAAACGTGATAATCGTGGATTTGTAATGCTCTCTAGCCCACAAGTCCAGATGTCCGTTAGGCGACTGGTCAACCTCGTTGCATCTAGCCAGTAACCACTCATCTTCCATGTCCCTCCGGCCTAGCGTGTAGACCAGCAAGAAAAACAGGCTAGTGAGTGATAGTCTCCTGACTATCTGGTATTTCTCCGTCTCCGAGCAATCCCGTAATCCTTGTATCAATTTCAGGTATTGCGGTAGTGAGGTGATTGTGTGTGACGTTTCCATTTAGGTTTACATCCTTCGATGAGTGTTGTTCTCTTACTGTGTATTTACTGACAGCCTGGAGTACCGGGCCTAGTCCGTCTGCCTCTATCCAGTCAGCCATCAGGTCAGAGAATGTTTTCTTTGTCCGAGTCTCAACAATACCCAAACCCTTGAGGAATGCGCCTCGTATCGTAGGAGCGATGTCATGCTTTGCTTTTGCGCCCATACATTTAACTCCTAAGCCGCTGATCGGGCTTTGATTAGTTCATAATCTTCAGGTGTATCAATGCTTTGGCCTGCGCTCTTTCTTGCCAGGCCCATCTTGATATTCCCACCGTTCTCTAATACCCGCATTTGTTCTAGGGATTCTCCCTGCTCCCAATTCTTGCCCTTCCATCCGGCGTATTGCTCCAGGAAGGTGTAGTGATAGCCGTATATCCCACAGTGTGAGTGGCTACCGGGTGTGTTGATTCTGGTAAATGTCTGCGCGTATCCATTAGGGTTGGCTAATACTCTTACCCCGCCCTCCTGGTCTTCCATCATGGCGACCATCGTATGATGGCGCTCATGTGGCATTAGTGAGATTAATATCTCATAAACCTGTTTTATTAGCTCAGGTTCTACAAACGGGTGATCTGCCTGAACATTGATAATCGGCTCTGATGGGTGAACTCCTAATTTCGTTGCCGCCTCGCAAACTCTTGCGGTTCCGTTCTCTGCGGGGCCGGTCATAATACATCCGACTTGCTTTAATGCCGCGCTATAAGCTATGTCCTTGTCGTTTGAGGCAACGACTACTTTCCCAATATCTGCCTCCAGGCATTTGTCGATCACATGATGCAGCATGGGTTTACCGTCTATCGGCAGTAATACTTTCTCCGGTAAGCGGTAAGAATCCAACCTTGCGGGGATGATAATCATGCGGTCTTCCCCCTCACCTCAGAAGCCTGCATAGCGTAATTCATCATTTCCCGCTCATTGAACCACTCATCCGAAAAGTCAACATGATGATGCCCATCCAACCAGGGGCCGAAGTTAGTCCAGTGAACATTCTTCACATCGCTTGGAGGGTTGGCATACTCGCCTACCAACCAATTCCACCTTACGTCTAGCTCGCCTATCTGGTCATCCTCAAGCCACTTAAACCTGTGCAACATGGCGGGGTCTGCCGTATTGACGAAACTCGGCGTAACAACCTTGTTGGCCTCATGCCCGCAATCCCACAGAACCACAGAACTCCAGTTTTTCCGGGGATAATTGTACTGAACCGTATCAAGATACTTGATCTTGTCCTTTGGTTCGTAGTCGTGCTTTACCACCCACACCGCCTTACCGGGGTCTTTCTTGGGGGCTTCTAGGATTTCGGCGATGTCTGTCCGTAACAGCATGTCGCAATCCATGAACAACGCATAACCCTCATAACCCGACAGGTGCGGAGCGAGAAAACGGGTAAAAGAAAACTCGTTACTCTGCTTCGTGTCTCGTTGGCGCTTGTAAATCCCTTTCAGGTTTTGAATGTTTACCGGAATCAGTGCCACCGGGATTGATGACCTTGAAAGGATTGAGTGCGCCAGCGTATGCCACGCAACAGCCTCAACGGGGTCATACCCGATAAATATTTTCAATGGTTCCATGCCTTTCCTAGAGTTTACGCCTCACGGCGAGAATAAAAATGGCCCCGCGTTCGCTATTTTTTCCTAAGAAGGAGTGATGTAGGGTGGCGAAGGGGGCCAAAAAGGCGGGATTGCTCTGGCTGACCAGATGTTGATCCGTTCCCGTCTAAAAAAACGTCAACCAATCCCATGAATTTTGTGTACTGGCAACTCTCAGCACTGGCACACTATATAACATATTTTCCCAAAGAATAAAAGGGGGTAAATAGGTAATAAAAGGGGGTAAATAGGTATTTTTTCACAGCACCCCCATTATAAATTCCTCGCTATATATTCATGCCCAATTTCCAGTTGCCGGTAATATTCTGATTTATTGAGTTTTGCCAGCCTGTACCTGTCCGGTGCAACCTTTTCCGCATACCGATAATGCGCCTCAATAGCCCTGCCAGCCCTGATATTGATTATGTTCAGGGTTTTCCACAAACTATTAACATGTTCAATCACCTCATCATTCGGCCCTTGGTCATCTGGCTTGTGTTTTGTGTGTGGCACTATTCCCTCTCGCATCCATCGGCCTATCTGGTTACAGCCTGGATAGCCCAGATTGATTTTATTACCGGATCTTCGGTCATCGCCCCAATACCGTAACGCACATTTAGCAAAATCCTCCGAAACCATAAACCCTCCTTATGCCATCGCCTCTGCTTCCATTTTCTTGATCTTTCCCTTAATGCGCTGCATCACTGGTAACTCTCGAAATCTATCCAGCCTGCCTCTCTATCCGTTCTCAAGTCTCTCATGCGGTTAAACTCCTTCCGGTAGTGTGTGGCGATTTCCTTTTCCTCTGATTGCGGTACTTTCACTTTTAGGTTTTTCTTCTCGGTCAGGATTTTCATGTAGCCAGCACCCAACAGGGTATCCAGCCACTTACCCGACTCATAGGGGTTCTCGCCGTACCATCGGTGGCAACCAGGACACAAGCATTGTGCGTTCATCCCATCCCAGCGGATTGTCCGGTGTCTGCGGGAAAAGATATGGCTGCATTGCATTTGTCCGTTGGTGCTGTCGATGTCGGATTGCTTGCCGCATTTCTCGCAACGGTAGTTTGCTC